CTACGATGCGTCTTACCCCGGCGCTAGTGGTTCTCAAAACACAGGAACAATTATTTACCAAGTTTAATTATCTACGCCGGACTAGCGTAGACGGACACTAACAGGAGAATCAAATGGCAATCACTAAAGAAACAGTTGTTGACCAAATTACAGTAACTGAGAACGGCATCGTTCTGTACCGCGAGGCGACTCGCATCATTGAAGATGGCAAGGTGTTGACGCAGACGTATCACAGAACAAGCCTGACACCGGGACAAGACTTAGAAGGTCAGCCAGCTAATGTCGTTGCTATCTGCAATGTAGCGTGGACACCGGAAGTCGTTGCTGCATATCAAGCAGCGCAGGAAGCGAATAATTTAGGAGTTTGACATGGCTCTCGTACTTGATGGCACAAACGGGATATCTGGCGTTGACGGTACTGCAGCGAATCCGTCACTAGAAGGCACAGACAGCAACACAGGCGTATTCTTCCCTGCTGCGGATACTGTAGCGATAGGTACGGGTGGTACTGAAGCGTTGCGGGTGAATAGTTCGCAGAACGTGGGGATTGGTACGACTTCGCCTGCTACCAAACTGCACGTTTCCGGGCAGTCACGTTTTGCTGACAGCAGCAACGCATCGAACTACATTACAATTGGCGCAGGTGCAAACGCCCCTTATAGCAACGCAAGCATTTCCACCACCACGGCAGGTCTTGCGATTGTTGCTGAAGGCGCTGGCAACATTACGTTCCGCAACAACGGCAGTGAAGCCATGCGGATTGACGCCGCAAACAACCTCGGCCTCGGGGTAACGCCGAGTGCGTGGGGGAGTACGACTCGTGCAATCGAACTAGCAGCTGGCGCGATTGAGTCGGGGACTAGTGGCGTGTTCTTGGAAGTCATACAGAACGCATATTTCGACGGTACGAGCTACATCTACAAAAACACCGCTACTGCGTTGCGCTATACCCAAAGCCTTGGCGCTCACCAATGGTTCAACGCCCCCTCCGGCACAGCAGGAAACGCTATCGCCTTCACAGAACGCGCTCGCATCACTAGCGGGGGTGATTTTTTAATTGGGACAACTACATCGCAAGACCCGTTAACAGTTACAAATGGAGCAACAATCAATGGCGGTGGTTTAGATTTTTCAACTAGCGGCACAAAAAACTGGCAAGTCATTGGTAATGCAACTGACTTTTATATTGGCAACCAAACTCTTACAAGATACGCATCACTTGTTGGAATTACAACCTTCACTGCTTGGACTTTTGTTTCAGATAGACGGCTGAAACATGAAATTAAAGACTTGAGTTATGGTTTGAATTCTTTGATGCAAATCAAACCAAGAGAATTTAATTTTATAAAAGATAACCAGTTTAGCATCGGCTTTATTGCTCAAGAACTGAAAGAGGTAATCCCAGAAGCAGTTATGGGCGATGAAATTGAGTTTGATGATAACGACTCACCAGAAGAACGAGCATCAAAAACAATGGGGGTCAGCAAAGAAATGCTAATTCCCGTATTGGTCAAAGCCATCCAAGAACAACAAGCCCTCATCACTCAACTGCAAGCAGATGTAGCTGCATTGAAAGGCCAAGCATGAAATTTGAACTAGACCAGAACGAAGCGCAGTTTATCGTGCAAGTCATTGGCAACCTGCCAACACAGTCAGGAGCGCATCCATTGTGGCAAAAGCTGGTAGCACAGTTTAACGAGCAAGTACCACCCAAGACCGATGACGCCTGAACTCCAGCGCTACTACGAGGATCGCTTCTCGATGATGGCCACGCCAGGGTGGGCCGATCTGTTGGAAGATATTGACAAAATAATATCTACTTTGCAGGATATTTCCACCATTGACGGCGAGAAAGATTTACAATTTAAGAAAGGCGAATTATCCATTTTGATTTGGCTGAAAAACCTGAAATCGGTCAGCGAACAAGCCTACGAGGACTTGAATGAGAAGAATGTATGATTTCCGCTGCGAAAGCGGCGAAAAGATTGAACGATTGGCAACATTTGATGAACAAATCGTTCGTTGCAAGTGTGGCAAGTCAGCCCGCCGCACGATTTCTGTTTCGAACTTTAATTTGGAGGGATGGTCTGGGGATTTTCCTACTGCGCATCAGCAGTTTGACCGGAAACACCGCGAAAAGTTAGAATCGGAGCGCAAAGCGAACGGATAAGCAATTTCGCCCCGTTCATGTTTAATCCTGGGAACCAAAAGCTGGCAGGAAAAGGAACCACGACATGTTGATTGATAAAGAACCCGAGATGCCTAGTGAGTTAGAGGCAGAGGAAGCAAAACTACCTGAACTTGCAGCGCCCGAAGTACCTGAATTGCCAGACCGCTATCGCGGGAAGTCAATTGAGGACGTCGTGAAAATGCACCAAGAGGCCGAAAAGGTCATTGGGCGCCAAGCGCAAGAAGTTGGGGAAGTGCGGAAACTGGCCGATGAACTTATCAAGCAAAACCTTGGTGCCAAATCTCAACCTGTTGGACAGGAAGAGCCGGAAGTAGACTTCTTTGAAGACCCGAAAAAGGCGATTCACAAGACGATCGAGACGCACCCTGATGTGCTCGCTGCCCGTGAGGCCAGCGCGCAGTTTAGAGTGTTGCAAGCCAAGCAAAAGCTCGCGCAGACCCATCCTGATTATGAGCAGGTGGTCCAAAACGAGGACTTTACGAACTGGGTGAAATCTTCACCGGTGCGTATTGGCCTTTATGCAAAAGCAGACGCAGAAGCGGATTTCGATGCGGCGAATGAGTTGCTGAGTACCTACAAGGAACTGCGTGGAGTTCGTACCAAGCAGGTGGAACAGCAGGCAACTGTCGCCCGCCAGCAGACGATGAAAGCCGCACAGGTCGACAGTGGGGGCACCGGGGAGAGTTCAAAGCGAGTTTACCGACGTGCTGACCTTATTCGGCTGAAAATGACCGACCCAGCCCGGTACGACGCGTTGTCTGATGAAATTATGGCGGCGTATGCAGAAGGGCGGGTCAAGTAACCTTTTGACCTTTAGGAGATAGACATGGCAACCGCATTTAACCCTACCAATAGCGTCACCACAACTACAGCAGCAACCTTTATTCCAGAAATTTGGAGTGATGAGATTGTTGCTGCCTACAAAAAGAACCTCGTCTTGGCCAATTTGGTCATGAAGATGAACTTCCGTGGCAAGAAGGGTGACACTGTTCATATCCCTGCACCGACCCGTGGCTCCGCATCGGCAAAAACTGCAACCAACGCAGTTACGCTGATCGCTGCAACTGAGTCCGAAGTCCAAGTGTCGATCAACAAGCACTATGAGTACAGCCGTCTGATCGAAGACATCGTCGAAGCGCAAGCCCTGAACAGCCTGCGTCAGTTTTATACCTCGGACGCGGGTTACGCTCTGGCTCGCCAGGTTGACACTGATCTGGTGCAGCTGGGCCGCGCATTCAATGGCGCAACCGTTGGTACCGACGACTATGCAACTTCGGCGGCAACTACTAAAGCCTTTATCGGTTCGGATGGCACGACTGCATACAACTCGACTTCGTCGAATGCAGCAGCACTGACCGACGCTGCTATCCGCCGCACAATTCAGCGTCTAGATGACAACGACACCCCGATGGACGGCCGTTTCTTTATCATCCCGCCATCATCGCGTAATACCTTGATGGGTCTGGCTCGTTACACTGAACAAGCCTTCGTGGGTGACGGCAACGCCATTCGCAACGGCGAGATCGGCAACCTGTACGGTATCCCCGTGTTCGTGACTTCCAACGCCGACTTCGGCGCGGGTAATTCGGGCGCTGACCGTATCTGCCTGATGGGTCACCGTGACGCGATGGTGCTGGTGGAGCAGATGGCTGTTCGTTCGCAGACTCAGTACAAGCAGGAATACCTTGGTACCCTGTTTACTGCTGATACGCTGTACGGTGTTAAGGCAATGCGTACAGCAGCTAGTACGGGCGCTGCGACGTCGTCCTCGGCATTTGCTCTGGCAGTTCCGGCCTAATTAAATTCCCCCGGCCAATGGTCGGGGGATTTTCAACCTAATTAGGAGAACATCATGGCAAATGCAACTTCCGTGACCGTTCGTGCTGGCAATGACCAGTTTCGCGGTCTGTACACCAACACTTTTTTGGTACGCGCCACGCTAAACGCAGATAGTTTAGCTGACGGTGCTGGCGATACCGATACCGTGGCCGTCCCAGGCGTTGCCTTGGGCGACATGGTGCTAAGTGCTTCTCTAGCGGTTGATGTAGCCGGTCTGATTGTGACTGCTTACGTTAGCGCAGCTGACACCGTTAGCATCCGTTTCCAAAACGAAACCGGCGGCACTGTCGACTTGGCATCCGCCACGTTACGTTTGGTTGTCGTTCGTTCGTTGGCGTAATACCCAGGGGCTTCGGCCCCTGGTTTCACTTCTGGAGGCACCATGGTCGCAACATTCCGCTGTTTGCAAAGCGGGCAAACTGTTACGTTTACGCTCCAACACGACATTGACAGTATGAAGGGCCACGCTGGCTACGTTCGTATTGACGACGACGCGCCGGTCGAGGAATTACCACACCAAGTAGTCATGCGGCCGCCTGAAGTACCCCGGCGACCGGGACGACCAAGGAAGATGGAAAATGTCTGACATTGATCCAAGAGAGTTTGGCAAGTTGGAAGCCCAAGTCGAAGCCTTACAGAAGGAAGTCCATGCCCTGCGCGACGACGTCAAGCAGTTGCTGGAGATGGCCAACAAGTCCAAAGGCGGGCTTTGGGTGGGTATGTCGATTGCGTCCGCCGTTGGCGGCGTAATCACGTTTGTTGCAGATCGAGTCTTTTTTAAGGGGTGACATCATGCCAATAGTTGACGGAAAAAAGTACCCATACACGAAGAAAGGCAAGCAAGCTGCCGCTTCGGCCAAGATTAGCAAGTTGCGCAAAGAAGGCTATCCGCAGAAGCAAGCGGTGGCCATTGGTCTTAGCATGGCCGGCATGGCCAAGAAAAAGGCCAAGAAATGAAGCCCGGCCTGTACGCCAACATAAACGCCAAGCGTAAACGCATTGCCGCCGGATCGGGCGAGAAGATGCGTAAGCCTGGGTCTAAAGGTGCTCCGACTGCCGCCGCGTTTAAGGAGTCGGCCAAAACGGCTAAACCGAGGAAAAAATGAAGACTCCAGCCTGGCAGCGAAAAGCCGGTCAAAACCCAAAGGGCGGCTTGAACGCTACAGGCCGCGCGTCTTATAATGCAGCAACAGGGGGCGACCTCAAAGCGCCGGTCAAAGCCGGCGACAACCCACGACGAGCTTCTTTTCTCGCCAGGATGGGCAGTATGCCCGGCCCGGAATACAAAGATGGCAAGCCAACTCGGCTGTTGCTCTCTTTGAAAGCCTGGGGCGCATCATCCAAGGCGGATGCAAAGGCAAAAGCTAGCGCTATATCCGCAAGGAATAAGGCGAAGAGCAAATGACCTATTTAGAACTCGTCAACGATGTGCTGGTCCGCCTGCGAGAGCAGACGGTGACCACTGTCTCACTGACTACTTACTCCACGCTGATCGGTAAGTTTGTCAACGATGCCAAACGGCAAATTGAAGACGCTTACGATTGGAATGCGCTTGGCACGGAAGTCGACGTTACAACATCATCTGGTGTGTACGAGTATGCTTTGACTGGTGCCGGTCAAAAGTTTCGCGTGACCAGTGAGCCGCTAAATACCACGTCGAATGTTGTGATGCAGGTAATTCCTGTAGGCGACATGCGCCGCAAACAAAACTTGCTACCCATTGTCAACGCGGTGCCTACTCAATACTGCTTTGAAGGTGTAGACGGTAACGGCGACGCCAAAGTACAACTCTACGGCCGCCCAAATGGCGTGTACACCATTAAGTTTTTCTTAGCGGTTCCACAAGCTGCGCTGTCGTCGAATTCGACGTCGGTGTTGGTGCCGGATGTGCTGGTGGCGCAGAACGCTTACGCCAGAGCGTTGGTTGAGCGCGGCGAAGATGGCGGTCTAAATTCTTCGGAAGCATATGCGCTGTACAGAAGTATGCTGTCTGATTATATAGCGCTGGAAGCCACACGCTTTCCTGAGATGCAGGAGTTTGTGTCGACATGAGTCAAGCAATCCAAACGTACAGTATTTCAGCGCCAGGTTTTTACGGGCTGAATACACAAGATTCGCCGCTTGATTTAGCGGCGGGTTTTGCTTTGGACGCAATTAACTGCGTTATCGATCAGTACGGTCGCATTGGCGCACGCAAAGGTTGGGACAACTTAAACGCCAGCACAGGCAATCTTGGTTCCAATCCGATTGGTGTTCTCCACGAATTGGTGGTGGCGGACGGAACATATACGATACTATTTGCTGGCAACAATAAACTTTTTAAGTTGGACGGCAGTAATGCCGTGGTTGAGTTGACTTATGGGGGCGGGGGAACAGCACCAACAATTACGGCCAACAATTGGCAATGCGCGTCGCTTAACAACATCACTTATTTTTTTCAAAGTGGCCACGACCCACTAATTTACGATCCGACAGTTAGCACCACAACTTACCGTCGAGTAAGTGAAAAAACTGGCTATGCCGGAACGGTACCGTTGGGCGATATTTGTATTTCAGCTTATGGCCGGCTGTGGATTGCAAACACAACGACGGACAAACAGACCTTGACGTTTTCGGATCTAGTGTCTGGCCACGTTTACACCGGCGGATCGTCTGGCACGCTAAACGTTAACAGCGTCTGGCCAAACGGGCCGGATGAAATTACCGCATTGGCGGCGCATAACGGTTTTTTGTTTATCTTTGGTAAGCGCCAGATTCTGGTGTACCAAGGCGCTACTGCGCCGTCGACCATGTCGCTATATGACACGGTGATTGGTATTGGTTGCATTGCACGCGATTCGGTACAAGGCACGAATACGGATGTGGTGTTCTTGTCGAATAGCGGCGTGCGGTCGGTATTGCGCACGATTCAAGAAAAATCCGCGCCGTTTCGTGACTTGAGCAAGAACGTACGTAATGATTTGATGAATATCGTAGCGGGCGAAACAGCAGCTAACATCAAAGCAGTGTATTCGGAAGTTAACGCGTTTTATCTGTTGACGTTGCCATCTAACAAATCTGTCTATGTGTTTGATACACGCGGCACGCTACAAGACGGCGCATCAAGAGTAACGACTTGGACAAGTATCGAGCCTACTGCATTATTGGCGCGGCGTAATGGTGATTTGTTGATCGGCAAAACAGGTTACGTCGGTAAATATACGGGATACACCGACAATGGTGCGGTTTATCGTTTGCAGTATTTTACAAACCACGCAGATTTAGGCGATCAAAGTGTCACCTCTATTCTGAAAAGATTGTCGATTGTGGTGATTGGCGGAACGAACCAGTATGTCACCATGAAGTGGGGGTTTGATTTTACTGAAAACTATCTGTCGCAAAACGTACAGATCCCAAAGCAATCTGTAGCGGAGTATGGTGTAGCTGAATTTGGTGCTAACGGATCGCCGTTAGCTGAATACGCCGATGGCATCGCGCTTCAAACTTTGTACGCACAAGGCACTGGAGCGGGCAAGATTGTGCAGACAGGTTACGAAGCAGATATTGATAGTTCGGCGCTGTCTATTCAGCGCATTGAGATCCAAGCAAAGAATGGAAGGGTGTCATGACTAATTATGTTAAGAGTACGGACTTTGCCGCTAAAGATGCGCTGGCGTCTGGCAATGCAGGCAAAATCGTTAAGG